GGGGCAACCAAAGCCACTCAAGACACTGTGGGCATTATTCCAGGCTCACAGGGTTCAAAGAGCTATATTGTTAAGGGCAAAGGAAATCCAGATAGTTTCGAGTCTTGCAGTCATGGAGCTGGTCGCAAGATGGGTAGAAAACAGGCTCAAAGAACTCTTAACCTAGCGGCTGAAATCAAACACTTAAATGATATGGGTGTCATCCATGCTATCAGAAACGCCAATGATTTGGATGAAGCCCCAGGATCTTATAAAGACATTGATGTGGTCATGAAAAACCAGCAGGATTTAGTAGATATTTTAGTCGAACTAACACCGCTGGCAGTTATTAAAGGTTGAGTAACTAGGGATCAGCAGTAGAAGCTACATTAACAACCACTCGAAAGGAAAATAATGTCAAAACAAACTAAACCCACTCTAAGGAGTAAATTATGAAATACAGAAAAAAGCCAGTAGTGATAGAAGCAGAGCAATGTTTTTACGATAAATTGCCATACCCAGATGGAGTAGAAACTCTTTATATAGACCCAAGTGGAAAGCCACACTGGAATATAGAACTAGAGCCTGAAAGTAAAGCTGGGATTGATTACCAGCTAGTTGTTCAGACCTTAGAGGGAAATCATAATGTAAGCAATGGCGATTGGATTATTACTGGTGTTAGAGGAGAAAAATATCCTTGTAAGCCAGACATCTTTGAAATGACTTATGAGAAAGTTGAGGACTCAAATGCCAAATAACCAAACTACTAAACCCACAAGTGAGCAGGAACTAGAACAAATTGCTAATAGATGGCTTGAAGCTACTATGGAGTCAGAACCAACTACTTACGCAATAGTAAAAACATTGATTGCTAATGAACGACAGCAGGTGATTGATGAAGTTACTAATAAAGTTTTAGAGCTTGATAAAAATATCAGGAGATATAAACCAACACATCAAGTAAAAAATAAAAATAGTTGGAAAACTGGTATCTATGCAGCAACTAACTATATTGTAAACAACTTGCTTGAAGCCCTCAAATGAAAATAACCTATGATAAAACAATAATTACACACTTTGAGAGATCAAAGTAAAATGATATGCTAATAAGGAAAGCGTTGTGTTACTAATTTTTAGTAGCAAACGCTAATGCAGTTCAATCCTTCCGACAAATCAGATTCACTCATCGCCGACATTGACTTTCTCCTCTACGGTGATAGTTCAGTTTTCAACACTAGTTATTCTCTAATTGATAGAACCAGGAATATAAACATTGCCTGGGACGAAGCCGTTACTGAGCTTTATAAAGCCGACCCCAACTACTCTTGGGACGACACTACAAACACCGATTTCCCCATAGCCACGATCCCGCTAACGGCCAATTTAGACCATTACACACTACTTGATTCAGCTCTTGTTATTCATCGAGTCAGAATGATGGATTCTAATGGCGTACTTAGGACACTAGATCCTGTTTCACGAAGAGAACTTTCTGACACTGAATTAAATTCTACTGGTAGCCCTTCCAAATATTACAAGATGGGCGGAGCTATCTTCCCGTCTCCTGTACCTAATTACGGATTTACTGCTGGTGTTGAACTAGAGTTCCAAAGAGGTGCAAATCATTTCTTAACTACAGATACCGACAAAAGTCCCGGCTTCAATCCTCAGTTTCACCGCTTTCTATCTACAAGTGCTGCTCTTGATTATGCAATTGCGAACGGAATGGATTCAAAAACCGCGCAACTTAGAGCTAATAAAGAATCAATCAGAAAATCGATGATTGAACACTATCAAAGACGATCACCAGATCAGAGACCCAAATTAACCCTTAAGAGAAGAAGCGTAAGTAATTACGGTTTGAATTAATATCGAAATGCCAAAAACTACAACCACATTGTACTCAAGAATGGAAACTGAAATTAACAACTACATTTCAAATAAAATTGAGTTGAGCGATGGTGTTACCTTTAGTCAGTACGCTACTATAAAACGCATTTATAAGTTCAAAAACAGAGATCTAAACAATGGTTCAAAAATAAACCCAGATCTTTCGTACAACTTCTATTTCGACATCATTTCACCAAGAGCTGATAGCGAAGTTAAAAATCTTCGTTTCGACACAAAGAACATTCTAGCTTTCTCGCAAAATCCAAGAAAGGACTTTCCAGCTGTATTTATTGCAAACGCATCACTAAAAAGCTGGATGGCCGAAAATGGTGAGGATGAGAAGCTCAAGGCTGCTGTTGAAGAGTTCACTACAAATGGAAACGTGGGTTTCAAAAAAGTTGAGGGTGGTTATGAAATAGTTGATGCACTCAACACGATTATCACTAATCAAAAAGCTCAAACAATTAACGATACGGATGTAATTGAACGCCATAACATGAGCGCTTCCCAACTTAAAAAGATGACTGCCTGGGATAACGTTGACAAAGTTATTGCAGAACTCGGAAATAAAACATTTTCTGCTACAGAGCTATCAAGACAAATTCAGACGACTAATAACCGCTATGAAATCTACGAATACACGGGTGAAGTCTCAGAAAGAGAATTTAATTTTGCCCAGGGAAAAGAAGGTGGTGACGAATACAAGTATTTCCTAGCAAAAATCATAGTCGCTGGTCTGAAAAAGAATGGTACCGGACAAAAATATGTAGTGTTTGCCGAAAAGTTAAAAGGAAACATGGATGATTACTACATATATGCCCACAGAGGACGTTACGATGGCAGATTTTGGCGCGTTGGTATGTATGAGTTACTGTTCGACCATCAAATTAGAGCTAATGAAATTGGAAACCAGTTATCAGTTGGACTTGAATGGGCTTCAAAGATCATTTTCAAGAGTAAGGACAGCACTGTATTACAGAATATTCGGGCGGATCTAGACAATGGTGATGTGATCTTTACGTCTGACTTAGCACAGCTCGATGTGAGAATGAACAATCTAGATCAATTGATTGCAGACTGGAACAGAGTAAATCAAGATGCCGACCGACTATCTAACTCACTTGAGGTTGTTCGTGGCGATTCCATGCCTTCCGGTACACCATTCCGTATGGGTGTGTTAATGGATCAAAACGCCGGCAAGATGTTTATCCTACTTCGGCAGAAAGTTTCTCTTCCATATAAACGAGTTTTTAGAGAATGGGTTCTACCTGAATTGATTAAAGATTTAAGCGGACAAGACGTATTTAGGTTGATCGGAGAAGTGGATATTTTAGATCAACTCCGAGAGATTATGGTAGAAAGTTGGTACATTAAGAATCTTGTTCAAATCGGTCCCCACACTAAAGAAAACGCTAAGGCCATCAAGGATGAAAAGCTTGATGAACTAAGAAGAGTCGAACCAGTTATTGAAAACACTAAAGAAATATGGAAATCAGTTCTACCAAGAATATTTATTACCATCACTGGTGAAAATAGCGACATAGCAGATCAAATTAATGATCTAATGTCGTTGGTTAAACTTGAGCAAGATCCAGACAGAATTAACTGGATATTAGACACAATTTATAAAGCCAGAAACATTCCTATCCCTCCTAAAAAAGAACAACAGCCACCCGATACACAGTTAGTTGAAAGACAAAAAACTGTCTCGGAAGGTTCACCAGAAACACGACAGGCTGAACAACCAATTATTGGACAATAACTATGCGAGATTTAGATTTCATAATCGATCTTGAAGATTTTAATCAGGGACTCAGTCCTCTTGCTCATCTTGATGATAAAACATTCAATGGTGCAAAGGGGCAAGCTGCTGAAATGCAGGCTGACGTTATTTCAAACCCTGGATTTATCCTTCAAAGTCCTGCTTTAGCTAATTTGACAAACGGTACTCAAGCAGGAGTAGTTGATCAATTAATTCGACATATCCTAGATCGCCCAACAGCTGCTGATGTCACCTATGGAGTAGGTACAACCAAGCTATTCAAAATCAGCTCAACTGCTGTAGTAAGCGGTGGATCTCCAAGCTGGCCACAATCAATCACAGACATGACTGAGGGTGAGAGCGTGATTCGCTTAAAAGCTAATCTGTTTGCTTTTTACAACAAATCTTCAGGTGGCGACATTGCTGCAATGCCATTGGCCACAGAAGTAATTGATCCAGATTGGGGAAGTACAACTGATGCAGCATTAGAGAAAGCATTACATCCCTCAGCTGCAAAAGAAGACATTTTAGTATTTGGAAATGGTAGATATTTGGGCGTTTATGTTGAAGGCTCAGCTATCTTGGATGTGAATAAGCTAGATTTTGGTGAGGGTTCAGAAGTTGCTGATGTAGTGTTTCATGCTAATTCGTGGTGGATCGCTGTTAATTTTGGTGAAGGAAAGCGTAGTCAGATCTACATGTATGATGGATCTGCAATTTCCAACCTTCTCTCAGATGAAGCTGGCGTTGGAGATCAAAAGATTGGTTTCCTATATGTTTTGAACGGAAATATCTACGTTGCCTATGAAGATAAAAGTTCAGATGGATTCACGATCGGGTATTTAAACGGAAGAACCATTTCTCCATTAAGATATTTTGCCGGAACCCTTCCTTGTCATAGACAAAAAACCTTATATAAAAATACGATTCTATTTACTTCAGATGAAGAGATTTATAGCTGTGGCGCTCCTATTCAACAACTACCTATTCAAATTTCGAGATTGGCTGATGGGGGATTTTCCACACTAGGGGCTTTGGCCGCTCCTTTTGGCGTTCCAATGATTGCTTCCAATGAAGTGATCGAAACTGTTCCAAACTTTCGACTGGCTAAGTTTAGTGGATTATCCAGCGATTCATATTGGAAAAGTCGATTACACGATCTAACAAAGGGAAGATATCTGGGGAAAGTAGACATGGTTATTGTAACCACACAAACTCTTCCTACAAATGCTCGCTGTGACATCACACTTAAGGGAAATCAGGGTGCATTGACTTCGAATGTATTGCAAGTTTCTGGTTCGGGCAAAACTCGATTTGTATTTAGAACAATTAGTCTTAACTCTATTGAAGATGTTCAAGTTGAAGTTAGTTATGCCAATGGTCACGCTTCAGATAGCTGTCCAATTCGAAAAATATCACTCATTGGATCATATATCGAAAACTAAACGAATATGTCAAAGACCATCGATCTCACACCATCCATGAAGATCCCTTCTGCTGAAGTTGAATTGCAGAGTTTAACTCCTGTTTTAGCGATGGGACAGAATATTGGTGGCGTATCGATGTTTGCCAATGCTTTTAAAAGGGGCTATGGAAACAACGTATTTGGGTCAGATGAAAGAGGGATTTGGTTGGGTGCTGCTGATTATGATGATGCGCCTTTTAAAGTCAGCATGGCGGGGGTGATTTACGTTAAAACTTCAACAACTAACTACATCACCATTGATGGAAATGGAATCACTCAATGGCAATATGATGCTGGCGGTGATATCCCAGTTGGTTTTTGGGGTTTTCAAGAAAATGGATTCTAATTATGGGAGATATTGGATTCAAAATTGCCGATGTTGATTTGAATACCGATGCGAATGTTGACTTACCCTATACCAGTAAATATGGTGCATTAAAGGTTTATCGATGGGGAACGGTCACAGTAACACCGGACAGTAATGGTGATGGCCATGTTGATATAACCCACGATCTAAATTATGCACCGGCTTTTCTTATTTTCGGTAAAATTCCCGGAACTGATACTTGGTATCCCATTGGTGGTACTAACTCATTAGCTCTAGGTGATCCAAGTTCAGGAGTTTTTGGTGTCTCTGATAGTAGCAAATTAAGGATTCAAACTATTGGTGGCTATTCAAAATTAGCTACAGTCGAACAAACATTTAAGTATTATTTACTAGTCGATAAAGCTGAGGGCTTTACTGGGTCAAGCAACATAGCTTTAACCGGAGACATCGGATATAAACAAGCTCCACTCGGAGTAAATGCACTAACAGCTCAGGAATATCAGCTTAATTACAGCACGAAATATAAAGCACTCCAATATTTTAGAGAAAGCATAAAATCAGAGACATTAACACTTCCCTTGATGTTTTCTAGTTATCACGATCAAAACAATGAGGAATACCAGTACGTTGATTTCAATCATGGTTTGGGATATCCACCACTATTTTTTGCTTGGTTTACTGTAGGAACGACACTTCAGGAGATTCCCTACGCACATTTTAGCTCAGTTCTAGCTGATGATTATACTTCTCAAGATTACTACACCGATTATGAAGTTACTGGCATTTGCGATTCGACAAAAATTAGAATCCAGTTTAAACGGAAATCAGTTTTTGACCTTTATGAGTTTATTAGTAGCAACACAGCAAGCGTTTTAAGTCATGCACAACAAACTATAACTGTCAAAGTTTTACCATTTGCTGAAAATATAGGAGGTCCAGCATATGGCGAATGAAATGATGTTTCTACATTCTGGTTATGCTGAAGATATGTGGTATTATCGCGACGGATACGATTATCACGGGGAATATAATACTGCTGGATATTTTAAAATCGGGAAAGGAGTTATCACTCCTGAGAATGTAAACGTTAATGCACGCTCGGCAATTAGATTTAGGAATATTACATTACCACAAGGAAATGTCAATTATGCTGGCTTATACATGTGGGTTCAAAATAATGGCGATGGACTTTCCCCTAGATCTGGAAATTGGACATTCAGAGTTTACGGCTTTGACGAAGATAATACGGCTTCTTTTGGTAGTTATCCATTTGGAAGACCACAAACTACAGATTACTCAGAGTCAAATAATAGTAGTGATCCCGGGACTGGCCAGTGGAAAGAAATTAATGTCACTTCTGCCATAAATGAAATTTTGAGTAGAGCTGGATGGCAATCTGGAAATTCTCTTGCATTGTGGATTGATCCATATGATTGTGGGCCAAATATGTATGCATCAGATAGCTCAGATCGAAGGAGTTTCTTAGTAATTAGAAAAGACGCCGATCCGAACTTTACTCCAACTGCAAAATCAGTGGCAGCTCCAACCTTTCCAGCAGCTAAGAGTTTTGGCTGGAAACAAGCATATCCCGAACACAACGTATTTACTGCAACAGAAGATCAATTATATATAACAACTCGGAAACGAAACCATAAATTAATTGCAGAAGGTGTTGTCAATACAACTGCAAACACAATTTATAGTATCGCTCACGGTCAAAGTTACATACCATTCTGTCTTGTTTATGTGAAGTCAAACACGACTAGTGCCAGATTCAAACTACCCAGATGGTTTCCGGTTGGTCCACAAAGTGGTCCCGATGGTGATGATATTAATGGCTATGTTGAAATCAATGCAACTAACTTAAGAATCATGACGACAGAAAATGCTGAGGTATATTACAGAATTTTTGTTGATGAATTACCGTAACTTGCGAACGAAGATGTATCAGTATAAAATAATAAGTAAGCGTTGTGGGGAAATCTCACAATGGCAAAACTCATCGGCAACAACCAGGTCCAGTTAAATGACGGAACTATAAAATCTGTCAAACAAGGTGAATGGTATGATGCACAACACTACTTCAACGGTACTTTGGGTGCGGCTGGTGTTGTCAATGATCCCAACGCAGTTGGATATGGCAATAAAGTATCCAATGAAGTTATCTCTCAAACAAATCCCGCAAACGTTTCTTACATAGATAGTCAAATTAAAGCTGATCAACTAAAGGCTCCCGTTAGTGGAATTTCGTACACTTCTTCAAATCCTCAAGATAATTTTGTTTCAGGTCTAACCGAACAGGTAAACGTAGCCAGGACGGCACTTGAAAGTACATTATCAACTCAAAAAACAGAGGTTGATACAAAACTTGCTTCACTTCGACAGAAAGAGCAAGACACCCTCGCAAAAGTTCAGGAGCTAAGTACTCCTTTTAGAGAAGAACTTGAGAAAACTCAGCGCGAGAAACTTCACATCGATGAAAACTTTGAGGCTAATCAAACTTTAGTTAATGAGTTAGATCAGCTCCTAACCGAAGGAAATAATCTAATTAAACAACAACAAGAAGTCACTGGTCTTGCTTCTGTCCGTAATCCAAGAATACAAAAAACAATGGACGATGTTGCAGCAAGAGCGGGTGTTATTCAGGCAGTAATGAGTGCTAGAAATGGCCAAATTGCTCAGGCTGAAACTCTAATTGATCGAACTGTTAATGCGATAACTGCAGATAGAAACGATCAGATTTCCTACTACGAAACCATTCTCAACTTGAACAATAGAGATATTGTCAGTCTTGATACAGATTCGAAGAAAAATGCAGAAGAACAACTTAATCTTAAGAAAAGCGATTTAGCTAGTGCTCAAGCAACTGCAGATTATGTTAAACAGCTTTTGTTAAATCCAACAACTGCCGGATTAATGGGAGAAGCTGGTGTTAAGTTGAACGACTCTATTGAACAAATAAACACAAAACTATCACAGGCCGTTTACTCGAAAGAAGTTAAGGATTTGGTTAATGGTATGGCTAAGGAAGGAAATTCTGCCGTTTTAGATCCAAACACTGTTCCTGCTGGGCAATTAATTACAGTTACTGATTCAAGAGGACAAAAATATTACTTTAAGAAAGCTGCTTCATCGTCAACAGATACGGCTGCCTACGACTTTTTGACTAAAAATTTTAACGTTAGTCCCACAGACATCTCTCCCACTACTGCAAACACTGATCTAAACAGCATCATTAATTCAGTTGTTGCCCCAAATGTTTCACCAAAATCTGGAATCGGAAGCATTCTCTACGATACCCTGGGTAGAAAGTGGCAATATCAAAGTAGCGGTTGGGTATTAATCGGATAAAAATATGCCATTAACACAATTTCAAATTGAAGAAATCAAAAAAAAGGCTTTAATAAAAGGCTATAATGATCAACAGATTGCCTCTAGTATTGCCGGATTAAATAAATCAACTGCGACGACTCAAACTTCTCCAGTTAATACTACTAGTCAATCAAATCAAAACGGAGGAATTGCTGGTAAAACAGCAACTGACACTAAGCAAGAAGATCAGTCCGGTAGTGGAATTGTTGGTAACTTTTTCAAATCAATTTTCGATATGGGAGCTAACTACACTAAATTTGTTGGTGAAGCAGCTGTCCAGGGAGTTAGATCAGCTGTAGATCCGACAATAAACAGCAATATAGATATATCCTCAAAGCTTTCCAAAAAATCTGACGAATTATTCAAACAATCGCAAGACTTAATCTCTCAAGCAAAACTAGCTACCGATCCTGCTGAAAAAATCAGGTTACTAGACGAATCTAGAAAAATTGATCTTCAAATTGAACAACTTGGTAATAGTGCTAGAGAAATTGGCGACAAAAAAACATCGTTTCTAGTTGATGAAGAAAAGATAGCTGATAAAGGCAAGATTGCTCTAACTGGTGCTAAAGCTACTTCTGGAGCCGCCTCTTTAGTTGTACCGGGCGGAGCTACGGTTAAAACTGCGGCTGCATTAGGTTTTGCTTCAGGAGCTTTATTTGGTTTTTCTGAGGGTGAAGATATAGATGTAAATAAAATTATTTCTGGAGCAGTTGGTGGCGCTATCGGTGGTGCTGTTGTAACAGGTGTACTTCCTAAAGTGGGTGAAATTTTAGGATCGGGAAAAGATAAAGTTAGTGTTGGATTTAAAAAATTGTGGGAAAAAACCGAAACAAACCTTTCTGATGAGGCTGCTCAGCGAATTAATAAATCGACACCATCATCATGGCAAAAGGCTTTAGAGGATCATGGTATTGATCTCAATGAATTAACTAAAAAGATTGTTGATAAAGCTAAAAAAGTCTCAGGAAAAGAGGGTGTCGGGTATGATGATTTAATTGGGACAACTTCTGAGCGTGGACAAGGAGGAATACTAAAAAGTGAAATTAAGACTGCTGAAAAATCAATAAACCAAGCATTAAAGAGCTCTGGTAGTAATACTAAGTTTACGATTAATGAAATGGTGGAAGATTTGACTCGAGAGATGAAGCAACTGCTTAAATTACCAGGAAATGAAAATAATGCGGCTGCTTTGAAAGAATTTGTCAAAGGATTCCAAGCACAATACGGAAAAGGGATTACACCCAAGAGATTACTTGAACTAAAACGTGTGGCTGACAGTAAATTTGGTCAAGCTGTCGCTGACGAATCAACTGGATCAGCAGTTGCCCAAGCCCAAAAAATGGTTGCAAACGCTGCTAGAGCAAAATTAAAGAAACTGTTACCTGAAGTGGCCGAAGCATTAGATAACGAGACGGAAATTTATACAATTCAGCCAGTTATAAGTAGAGCAAGAGCAATTTTAAATACACAGGGATCAAGCATCCGAGTTGGTTCGTTAAGTGGGAAATCATTGACAGAATTAATTAATCCCTTTACCTGGGTTGATTGGTACTTAAGCGATCCAGAAAGAGCGTCAAAACTAATTAAAACAGGAATAGATGGCGCAAAAGAAGAGTCACTTAAACAATTTACTCAAGGAAATATTCCGGGGTTAAAATCTCAATTAGCGTCTAGACTTGTTGGAACTTCTGTTGGCCTTGGAGTTACCAATAATGGTCCTCAGAATAACGATCAAATAGGGAAAACTGAGGATAACAGCAATTACAATGGAAACCAAGAACAAAAAAGCAGCAATATTGATAGCAAAATTAACCATAATGATATTCTACCACAGCCAAAACCGGAAACAGTAAGACCGTTTGGTGGTAAAAGTAAAAATGAACTACTCCAATTAGCTGTTGCTCAAGGTGTTGGTCTAAAAGACTTGGATGAGATCAGTAAAATCTATGACTTGATCGTTCCAGATGAGAAAAATATTGATACTTTATTGGCCAAGCGAAAAAATTTAGTTGATGCTGGGTTTAGTACCGCAGAGATCGATAAACAACTTGAAGGACTTGGTATCACTAAAACGCAATCAGGCCAGCAAGATTTAACGACTCAAATTAATAATATCTCAACTGCTGGAGAAAGAAATGGAGCTAGGGCAGTAAAAGATATCTATGATGTGGTCAATACTGCACTAACTAGTGCCGAAAAAGGAGCACCTACTGGTCCGTTATCAGCTCTTGGAGCACTGTTTAGTAAACAATACGAACCCAATGAAACGGCACAACTTGAGAAGGACCTTAAAGAAATTTTAAGAACAATCAGAAAAGAAAGTACTGGCGTTGCTTATAGTCCACAAGAGATAAAAGACCTAGAAAATGAGATCCCAACTATCGTACAACAAGAGGGGAATGTTAAAGATTCGCTAATTCGTTTGAAACAAAGAATGCTACAAAAACTAGGTAACTACGGAGTTGATGTGTCTGGAGAACTCAAAGACTAATATGTAAATATAAAAAAAGACCTTCTGGCGAGAAGGTCAAAATATCAATCAATGTATATAAATGGTAACAAATTACTAGCTAAAGTCAACATGATGTCGTGGCAATTAACAATCAATTCAGGACTAAAAATGATGATTATCATCACGCTTTGTTCTTTTGGTCCACTACTCGCATATTTGTTATTTTCGTTTATTAAACAGTTTTTGGGATTTTAACTATGCAAAAAATATTTACACTGTCAAAAACAAGTTTCAGATTGTCATTATTCAAACTTTTAGATAATGAAACACTTTTTATCTACTTTCATCTTGGATTTGGCTATGGGTATATGGATACAACTTTCTATAAAAGCTTATTTTTTAGGTTCGATATTTTTAGAAGATTTATTCCCCAAAAAGACACAATCCACGGGTTTGAAATACCAATAAAAAGCCAACAATTTGCAACCTAGTCAAGATATTCATATTCAACAATCTTAGAATTGTTATCATATCTCGTTTCAGATATCTTTTTATCTGGATTGACCTGAGCCTCAATTTTATGCTTGCCGGTTTTATCTGGAAATTTAATGTCTGATTTTTGTTCTCCTCTTAAGCTTTGTTTATTAATCTTATCAAGCTTAAAAACACTCAGCGTTTCTCCATCTGCAATTATTTTAACTTCAACCTCTTTTGCATCCTCATGACCATTATTTCTTATTCTTACTAATAAGGATTTAATTTTATTACTTTGATGAAATGGACCAATATAAGATCCGGAAATTATTTGATCCTCAATTGGATCAATGGCATAAGCTTGTTTTACAAAAAAAGATCGTTTTTGTGAAATTTTCTCTGGAGAAAAACCAATTGATTCAAAAACTAAATCAATATCAGTAGTTGGTGATGGTGAAGGACTTGGTTTTATTGTAGGTGACGGGGATGGTTTTGATGTTGGAGTAGTAATTGGACTTGGTGAAGGAGAGATCTCAGGGGTTGGGGATGTGACAACTTCTGTAATAACAGTTTCTTGTACTGATGGTGTGGGACTAGGTTGAACACCAAAAGCAACCATAACGGCAGTGCTTACTGTAACAAAAAAACCACTCAATGAATGAAGAAATTTCTCTAGCAATTTATCCATGTCAATTATTTTTATCACTGTTCAAGTTCGGGTCTACAATAATCAAATTCTACTTGTCCTATTTCCCTCATTTGTCTTTCAACAGGATCGCCCCCTTCTTGTAACTTAATAGCAAAACTAGCTTCAACTTCTCTAATTTTTTGTTTGCACAATTCACTTTTACCATCCACATTTATTGGGACAGGAACAGGCTCATCATGTTTAACGGTTGGACGTACTGAGGCACTTACTGAAGCACTCGGTATCTGTGTTGGGACAACACTAGGAATAATAGTAGCCTGAGGTGATGGACTTTCTTCAACAATCACAGCGGGGCTAGGTGCTGGTATCTCGGGAGTTGGTGAGGGTTCGGTAGTCACCATTGACATGACCGATGTACTAACAGCTAACACCAAAACGCTTAAAGAGTGGATTATTTTATCAAACATATCGCTTTCTTTTCAGTTACTCACTGGTATATTGTACCATTTTCGGCTTTTTTATGTTTAATCGAGTGTGATATGATTAGATCAGTAAAGCGTTGTGAAACCTAGTTATAGGAGAGCAACGCTCGTGTCAAAAACAACAACCTTCAAGAAAAAGTTCATCAAAAAAGTTGATGAATACCTCAAACATACTAAAGATAAATTTAAGAAAAAATCTTTAGGTAAAAAAAACGGACTGGAAACATTTGACTTTAATTTTGTAGTTCAGCTCCCTTCCAAAGAAGATTTCGCTAACTATATTGGTGTATCCAGAAAAACACTTTATAACTGGGCTGATGAAAATCCAGCCTTTGCTGATGCTCTAGACAAGATTGAAGTCGAGCAAAAGAAGAGACTGATCAATTCAGGTCTTTCCGGCACGTATAACTCCACAATTGCCAAACTAATATTATCTTCCAACCATGGAATGAGTGATCGTATTGATGCAACCTCAAAGGGTGAGTCAATAAATCCTTTCAATGATGAACAAATCGACAGAATTGCCGACCGTATCGCTTCGAGAAAAGGAAGCAATGGTCATACACCAAGCTAGGCAAAATCTAATTGATTATGCCATTGCAGTTGATCCAACGTATCAAGATACTTGGTTCCATGAAGCCGTCGCGGCAATTTTACAGACCGCAATCAAAAAATTAGAGCAGGGCGAAGATGTCCGTATTATTCTCGAGTGTCCGCCTCGTCATGGCAAAAGTGAAATTTCCACCAAAAAATTTACCTCATGGGCTTTAGGGCAACATCCAGAATGGCCAATCGTTGTTGCTTCATATTCCGGTGAGCTAGCTACTAAGTTTGGACAAGATACTAGAGACATAATGCAGTCAGGTGCATATCAAAGTATCTTTAACACAAGGTTGCGGGCTGATAGTAAGGCAAAAGGGTTTTGGAAAACTGACGAAGGTGGTAGTTATTTTGCAGCTGGAGCAGGTGGCGCTTTTACTGGATCTGGTTTCAAGATCGGTATTATTGATGATATTTTTAAGAACCGAGAAGAGGCTGAATCAAAAGTTATTCGTGATTCGAGATGGGACTGGTATAGATCAACTTTTTACACCCGGCAGGAAGGTGCTACAGCAATCATTATTATCAATACTCGCTGGCATACTGATGACTTGGTTGGCAGATTGCTAAAAAAACAAGAAGAAGACGAGGCTAACGGAGAAGAAAACTATGATAAATGGGTTAGAATTAAATTCCCTGCAATAGCAACTGAAGATGAAGAGAACAGAAAAAGGGGTGAAGCACTTTGGCCAGAGAAATTCCCGATAGAAAAACTTAGAAAAACAGAGAATGCACTTGGACCATATGAATTTGCAGCACTTTATCAGGCTGATCCAATTACATCAGCCAATCAAGAGTTCAAAGAAACTTGGTTTAGGACAAGAAGCTGGGCAGAGGTTGAAGCATTAGATACTCGCAAATTTGCAACGATTGATCCCGGCGGAAAAGGACTTGAAAACGATGATACCGGAATTATTCGAAACTATGTTGATAAGCAGAACAAGTGGAATATTAAAGCAATGGGGGTTCATTTTGATTCAAGAGAGTTGCTGGACTATGTTTTTAGGCTGCACGATGAAGGATTTGAAATAATTGGCATTGAAGAAACAGTCTATTTGAAAGCTGTAAAACCTTTTTTTGATGAAGAATGTAGAAAACGAAATAAATTCCCTAATGTAATCGCTTTGAAACAACCAACTGCCCAAAAAGAAGTAAGAATCAGAGGGCTTATTCCCAGATATTCAACTGGATCGATTTTCCATATCGAGAATGAATGTAAAGATTTGGTTGCTGAATTAATCGTGTTTCCAAAAGGCGCACACGATGATGTTCCAGATGCTTTAGCTATGCAGAATGAAATAGCACAGCCCCCAATTGATGATTATGCCCGCGCTGTTGCACAAGTACAAAGACAACGGAAGGCCGGGACAATAGCTTCAAATTATGGACTTTGATAGGAAAAACAATGCAAGAAAATAAAATGTTCAAGGTTGTAGATAAAAAAATTATTCTTTCTTATATGCCGTTAATGGATATAACCAAAGGAATAACGATCAATATTGATGGGAAAATATTTGAAACAGAAGTAATTATGGGTAGAACAGAATATATTTTGCCTGAAAATGTAGATGAAAACACAAAAATGAAAGTAATTATTATTAGAATTAGTGAACATTGTTATTATTTAGACTATTTTTCAAACATAGAATAGAAAGATAAAAATATGTTATCTGAACAAGTAATTAGTAATTTAAAAAAGAACTCTGATTTTGGAGAGTTTCAATTGTGGATGATTGAGATGATAGAAGGTCTTGATACCGTCTCTGGTTTGGGTTCAATGACAATAGAACAAGCTGGTGAGGAAGCTCAGACAAGAGATAGAGTCAAAAATAGACTTTATGATCTGCTCAATCCGTTTATCGCTGAAGTAAGGGAGAAAAGAAAACCCACACCTGAAGAAATCAAAAAAGCTGAATTAAAAGCTGGAATAGTATGACCAATAATGGAAACGAATATACTAAAAACCAAATAAGAGAGTTCATCGAGAACGCCATCAAAAAAGCTCGGAATCCAGATCCTAGGGAAAAGATGAGAAAACTGAGAAGAATTAAATCGGCAAAGATCGCTCAAAAATATGGATTTTGACAATTAGCTTTTTGTGCTATTATTAATGTACAAGCGTTGTGAAATTTCTTACTACTTAAGAAAGCGCGACGCGTATGATTCTTACAAAACAACAAATCTCCGACCTTTATGAAGGACTATTGGCAACCCAAGACATTGGTGGTGCAAAGTTCGCATATGCCGTAGCTCGGAATATCTCCAAACTAAAATCAGAAATTGAATCGTTACAAAAGTCTTATCAGCCAAAAGCAGGGTTTAATGCTTTTGAACTGGAAAGAATTAAGCTGGCTGACAAACATGCCAAAAAAGTAGATGGACAACCTCAGTTCTCTACAGTTGATGGTGTTGAGAGTTACGTCATGGAAGATAAAGAGGCTTTTGAGAAAGACCTTCAAGATTTGGTTAAGAAACATCAGAAAGTGGTTGATGAACGTAGAAAACAGGTGCGCGATTTTAAAGAAATTTTGAAAGAGGAAACTAATGTTGATCTGTATATGGTCAAATCAGAAAACCTCCCAGAAAACATTACCGCAAAACAAATCTCAGGAATATTACCAATATTAACAGGGAAATAACTATGACATACAAAGAATCACAAAAAAGAGCTGCTGAATTAGGAATTAAAGCAGTTGGACTAAAAAAAGCTGATTTAGAAGCAGCTATTATTCAAGCAGAGCAGTCTGTGTCCGAAAATAACCCAACTAAACAGACTCAAGAAAATAACGAAACAGAGAAAAAGGAATCTATGACCGAAAAAGTTACACCAAAACAATCAGCAGATGTTAATACTGCAATTGTTATGAACGGCAACCATGAAGTTAGAAGATACTCTTCAGCCATTCATGGGGAAAAGTTTGCTGATCTCGCCACAGAGTTTGCCAGTGACCGAAAGTACACTATCAAACTGGTCAAATCTGAGCCAGGACACAAATGTCCAAACTGCGGGTTTGAGATCAATATCGGATAATATCTAATTGATATTTTCTCGGTATTATGTGCTAATATTAATACATAAGCGTTGTGACCTCTGACTATTTAGTTAGGGGAAGAGTTACTCACAACGCTTTTCTCTTCTCCTTACTAAGTCGCCAGATGGCGGCTTTTTTAATATCTGCCCTATGGGCAAAAAATAAGGAGTCCTATGGACAACGAATACCTTAATTTCTTCGAAGAGGAAGAAGAAGAGGAACTAGTACCTTCTGCTGAGGAAAAACAAGCCGAGGAAGAAGCACTAGCGGAAGTCGAAGCCGACGATTTGAGAACGAAACTTGCTGAGGAATTGGGCATAGACCCAGACGAAGAAAGTGAACTTCTCGACAAAGTTGTAGAACGTGAGGTTTCTCATAGAAAAAAACT